AAAAAGCTGGGTCCGCTGATGCCCCTGCTGATTGCAACACCTGGCCAATGGTGGCTGTAGGACCTACCTTTGTTATAGTAGTTGTGCCTGCACCCACTAAAACCGCATGGTTAGTAAGACCCGTAAGCTCTACAGTAAGCGTACTTCCCGAACCAATACTTGTTATGCTACCATCACCCAATATATTCCAATTACCTAGAGTTGGAATAAGGGGTCCACCCGTATTTCCTGTAATTGTTTGGCCTATTGTTCCTGTAGCAGAAATAGTTAATAAATTTGCGACTGCATTAGAGACAATACTAATACCACTGGCACCTACTAATTGAATATTATCTGGAGGTATAGATAAACCAGACGAGGGGTATACAGGAGTATTAACAGTGTCAGAGATAGAATTTAATGTGCTCGCAATTGCTACCCAATTTGACTGTAGCAGGCCATTAGCAGAAGTCTGGCTGTTTAAATACCATATTGAGGTATTTTGGGTATTTTGCCAAAATTGTCCAATAACATAGGAAACATCGTACGTATTAGGATTTCGAGTCATCACTAGATTGCCACCAGTAGACGCAATACCCCCAGATCGGGAGTATACTATTTGGGCATGCTGAAAAGTATTCTGGGATGACATATCAATCCTTACGGTATATATGCACTAAACGCATTTATGTACAAACTTCCTGAAGAGGGCGCAGTAACTTGTTTAACTAAAATAGATGGGTCTGGCAAATGCATTCTATTTGTTTTAAAATTTAACTCATATATAACCGTGCTCGCATTGCCAGCCGGAATTGTAATATGATCACTAATACCATCAAAAGATATTGTTACTGCTGCATTTAATGTAGATACAAATTTCATTACCGTAACAGGAGAAGTAAACTGCCCTACATTAGAATACGATGCGCTAATACTTCCAAAAGCTACTGCGATCTGAGGTAGTGGAATGGCGTTGCTTATAAATGTTGAGGACATGATTCACTCTCTTTTACGGATTCACATTCTTGTACCGCATCAGAAACAGGAAGAGGTTCTGCCACTGCTTGATCTGCTGCTTGTTTAGCTTGTTGTTGTTTAATATTATCTTCTATTTGACCAACGTATTTCATAAATTGAAAAAGAGCATCTTTTACATTTTCTATGGGCGAATCCATATCGCAGGTAAAATGATATAATTTTTCATTAATTACATGTTCGAGTCTGGAGATATTTTTAATCATTATCAGCCTTATTAGTTAATAATTATATACGCAACTGTGCTTGTATCTGTAGCTTGTGATGGTGTAACAGTAAAACTTGTTGCAGCAATTTTGCTTGTTACCGCTAAAGTTGATGCTACTACCACTGTACCAAGAGCTTGAGTTGTTAGCAAGATTAGCGAACTCGCTGTAATAGCTGAGTTAGAAATAACTGTTGTAGCAGCACCCGATAACGCAAATGTACCAGCTGAGCATGTTGCTGAACTAGTGGCGGCAATAAGAAGTTTATTTCCAGCTGTGGCAAGTGACAAGTTACCGTTAGTAGCTGTAATATCACCAAGAGTTGCTGTAAGAGTAGTGGTAGCAGTCAAAGCCCCTGCTTGTGATAGAGCCAGAGCGTTAGATGTTCCAAGCGAACTACTGTTAGAGATTACAAACAGGTCAGATGCTGAATTATCAAGGCCCATGGTCATTGTAGAAGCTGCAACACCGCTAATCTCAAAGCTCAGATATGGATCGCCAGAAGATGCACCACCTGTTGCTATCTCCAAACCTGATCTAGAAGCTCCGTTAGTGTTGTTTGAGTTTGTGACTTCAATTGTTACATCTGTCCCAGCATTGCTATGAGAGTTTATTATATCGCCTCCGGTAACCGAGATACCAGATGTTGCAGAAAGAGTAGTAGCAGATACAGCAGCGGGAGTTCCTGAGCCAAGAGCCGGAGGAGCCGCGAAGTTAACGTTAAGGGTGATTGTTCCAGCTGTCCCTACTGTAGATAGCATACCTGTACCAGCAGCAATCGTTAGATTCCCTGCTATTGGGGCAATAACACCGCCTGTGCTACCTTGTAAAGTATTTAAAGGACCTGTATTAGTTGCCAAAAGATTCCATGTAGCTATTGTTAATCCATTTGATGAGGATAACGTTATTAATTGGTATGAACTTTTACCTACAGAATCAACCCAAAGCTGACCTATTCTATATAAAATATCTTGTGTAGATGGAGCTCTTTTTTGAACTACTGGGGTTTGTGCATTTAAAGAGGATGAACCCGCACCTACTGTGTAAACTGAAATTGTGTTTTGTGGATATGACATTTAAACCTTCTTATTTTTTAACCTTACTTTATTCTGGTGAAAGATTTATTCGAATAAAAATATGGATATTTAATTATTAACAGTGTATAATTACACATTATGGAAGAACGTGTTTTAAGGCTTAGGATTCATCCCGTTTTATATCAAAGATATAAAGTAATTTGTGTAAAAAATAAGTTGTCCATTCCTAAACAAACATCCGAACTTGTTAGGCATTTTGTGGAAAATATGGAAGATTACGAAGAAAACATTAATAAGATTAAATATGGATTAATTAAGTAAAAAAAGGAATCCATTATGTGTTGTTTTATATGGATTGTTTCAATATCAATTATCATAATTTATGCAGTATTTCATATTGCATTAATCATAGCGTTATTTACTGATTAGTCCTGTTCCAATTCTTTTGATAACTTTAAAGTTTCTTCTAAGGCTTGTGGTATTTTACCAGAATTAAATAATTTTAAAGCTTTAGCCCAATCTCTTGTAAATTGCGGATCAGCCAAACCTCTTCTCCATAATTTAGATAATTCTTCTTTAATAATTTGAGCTTTAGCAAATTTTGGCTTAACAAGCATAGCTTTACCATATTTTCCTAAATCATCAAGAGAAAGTCCTTGGGATTTCATTAAAGAAAGACCCTGATCATAACTCATTAAATCACTAACAACTGTTTTAAATTTTTTAAACTGCTCTTTACCTAAAGCATTTTCTAAATTTCTAGAAGTTTTGCTAGCTGATAAAGCTTTTTGAGCTTTTTTAAAATCTATTTCTCCTTTAGGAAAGATAGAATCTACAAAGCTATCTACAGTTTTAATTTTCTGAGATTCACTCCAAGCTTTGTTAAGCTCACTAAATTCCTTGGACTGAGGAAAATTTCTAAAATCTTTTTCTATAGTTTCTGCAATAGCTTTATTCTTAGATAATAAAATATCTCTTTTAACTTCATTTTCTACAGCACTAGGACCAAAAGGAGCATATTTTTTTATTTCACCATTATTTTTCTTATATTGATCAAATAATTGAGTAAGAGTAAATTTTTTTCCTCTATTTTCAGGAAGAGAATCTATAATTTCTTTTCTATATTTTTTTTCTACATCAGAAAGCTCAAATCCTTTTTTTCCTCTCTCAGCATACTGATTAGCTAATGACTTTTGATAAGTAGTAGAAGGAACTGTTTTAATAACTTCAGATGCGGATTGACCTAATTTTTCATATCCTTCAGATAATTTAGATTCAAATAAAGGATCTTCTCTAAATGTTTTAAGATGTTTTTTATTAGAAGCCTGTAAATCTTCTGCGATATCTTTAAATTCTCTACCAATTGATTCAACAGCTCTTTTTTCAGTGCCACGAGTTACAGTAGTCGGTTTTTTTAAAGATTCTAATTTACGAACACTCAAACCTGAAGGCTTTTTTGTTACGGTCTTTTGTAAATATCCAGGAGCTTTTTTTAAAATATCTCCAAAGCTAATACCTAAATCTACTGCTGTTGCTAACCATTCAGGGCCACCCATTTCTCTTATAGATTCACCAGAAGCTCCACCGGCTGTTGCCAAAGCTATTTGTAAAGGATTGCCTCCAAAAGATGCCACCCCACCTGCAGCTTCAGTAGCAGCTGAAGTAATTGCGCCTGCAGGAGTTTCTGGTTTAGTTTCAATACCTAATATTTTCATAAAAGAGTCTATATCTTTACGAGTAGGTAATCTTCCAGTTCCTTCTGGTACTAAACTTTCTGTCTCAATTTCTATTAATTTTTCTGCTGGCTCTTGAGATTCTTTTTTGAATTTTTCTTTTTGTATCTGTGTTAGGTTTTCTTGCGGATTAGCACCAATTAATTCTAATAATCCACCATAAGATCCACCTAAACCTTTAGCAAGACCAATTGCAGCTTGTTTAGAAATATCTTTTGTTAAAGAAACATCTTCTTTTTGTTTATATCTATTTAAAATATCACGAGATTTGCCATCTTCATTAGAATATTTTCTATATTTATCAATTATCGAACTCATTATTTTGGCCTTAGTTCAAGTCCCTGTTCTTTTGCTTGATCAAAAAGTTCTTTTAAATCTGCTTTAGCTACATCTTTATATATTTCACCATATTGATCTACATAGCTAGACTTATTAGGAGCATAATCTAAATATATTTTATCGTATTGTTTTGAGATTTCATTGAATAATTTATCCAAATCAGGTTTGGCTTTTTCAGAAACAAGCTCTTCAAATTCTAAAACAGAAGCATTAGGATTTTGTTTTTCTACTTGTCTAGCATATTTTGCTAAAATAATATCTCTTTCTAATTTAAGAGCCCCTGTTTCTAAAATTTGAGATTTAGCTTCATGACTTTTATCTAAAGTAGCTAACTTATCTTCTAAAAGTTCAATTTCTTTAACTCTAATTGGACCAGGAAACATAGTTTTTAATACGCCGAATTCGTCAAATAAACCAGTTTTATATAATTGAGTATCTGTTGATAACAATTTATTACCAACAGCTCCAGGTAAATATTTTGAAAGCTCTACTGTTAAAGGATCATTTATGTTCCCTTTGTTTATAAGAGCTACCATATTTTTTTTATTTTCAATGCCTTGTCTAGCATATTTAGCTTTATCAGCAAATTCTTTCCTAATAGGCAAAGTTTCTTTTTTAGATTCTCTAATTTGTTTTTCATCAAAATTCTTTTGTTGCTGAGCAAAATTCTTTTGTTGCTGAGCAATACTAGCTATTTGAGGGTTGATTGTAGAAGCAGCTAATATTTGTTCATCTGTAAGATTTCTTCTAGAGAAAGCAGAAGATGGTTGCTCTTCTCCTTGTAATTCAGCACTTATTTTTTCTTGAGGGTTCCCACCTAAAAACTCTGCTCCTAAAATAGACTTAAGTAGCTGCATTTTTTGTTCTTGTTTGCCAGCTTCTAAATTAATTCTTTGTCTATTTTCTGATTCACGTTCAAATCCTTTTTCTAATCCACCTCCAAAAGCTTGGGCAAAGCGTTGAGCAGCTGTAGGAACCTGTGGTAATATTTGCATAGACATAATTTATCCTTAAAAAAGTTTATCAGCAACTTTAGAGCCATATCCACCAGAAAATTGGCCACCCAAGCCACCTAAAGAGCTAAGAAGAGTTTCCCACCAATCCGGACCTTTTTGGACCAATCCTTGAGGACGTTGTCCTAAAAAGCTTTCACTCATCCCCATAAGATCACGAATTGCTTGTTGTTGAATATTTTGTCTTTGAGATTTTAATTGACTTGCAAAATCACTAGACGCTTGGCTAGCAGTATTTTGAAAACCACTAGACTTTCTAGCTCCAAGACCTCCCATTCCACTAAAACGAGAAGCTAAATTCCCTTGTAGTCCGCCAAATTGACGAAGAGCAGGAGCTTCCATTTGACCAAAAGTTTCTTCATCTCCACCGGCTAATTTAGAAAGAAAACTATCAGGCCCTAAATTTCCAAACATTTGCTGGAAAACTTTCATTTGTTCTGGGGTGAATTGCTGAAATTGCTCATACCCTCTAGGAACTTTACTTGATGATCCAGCGCCTTGTAACATAGATCCTGTAGGACTTGCCGAACTGTATGCAGAAGGCCCTTGTAAGCCCTGCCGTCCAATCATTGATGACATATTTCACCTCTTTTTTTATACAATAACATGTAAATATATTTCTTGTAGAAGAAAAATTAAGGCCTGGATGCCCACAGTAAAACTATATTACCAGACACAATAGCAGGGGCGCCAACTCCTGCCTGTATCACAATATCAGTAGAAGTTATATAAACAGATACTTCACCGGCTATTGCTACACTTGTTCCAAAAATTACTCCATAGGCATTAGTGCCCTCTGTGTAGCTTCCATATGCATCTATAATTTGTGTAGGCTGAAAATTAGTAATCCCATGAGGAATGCTACCCGTTGTTGTAAATGGATATACCTGTTGAAAACCCAGTTGACGTTGGTTAGCTACTAAAAAATAGCTATTTCCATTTTGCGCGGCTCTGGTAGTTGGGAAGATTCCTATCGTTCTATTGTTTACTGATTGAGCAATATCTAAATAAGATTTGTTTACTTCAACGGCAAGTTGATGCATTTCTTCAGGAAATGCCCTGGATGTTCTTAAAAAGGCTTGCTGGTTAACAACATTACTCATATTAAGCCAACAAAGAAGAAGCAGTTATATCTATAATACATGAATGAAATTCAACCTCAGAAAATTGGCTATTAAAATTAGTATCTCTCATTTGCGCATCATTCATAGTAAATCCTATTTGAACAGTATCTCCAAGTAATGAAGTGTTTATACGATGCCATATTTGCGATTGCTGTTGCGCTGTTGGCATTTGAAGGTTAACATTTGCAGAAGTAAGACCTAAGTTAGTGGATTCTGGGCATGTATAAAGAACAGTGCTATATACTAATGAATTGTTATTAGAACCAACTGTAGGAACTATTGGCCCTGTATTATAGGGGTTATTTCCATCTTGGCTTAAAAAAAGCAATAAAGTAATTTGTCCATTAGAAGTAGTAGTAAATAAATATTGTTGAACTCCTAAACGTGTTTTTCGTCCTTGTCCCCATGAAGATGGAAACTGTTTAGTTTGAATAAAAGGAACATACATCCTTTGAATTAAACCACCGCCAGAATAGTTAAGTCCCGATGGCAAAGCTGGATTTAAAACAAATGTGTTTTCAGTGGTAGTACCTATTGAAAAAATTTTGTCATTTACATATGGACCAACCGTTCCTAAACATCCTGAAATAACAATATAGTCACCTTCTATAAGGCAATGATAAGGCGCAGTAACAACACTGTTATTAAAACTTTGTATGTAAAGAGAATTGCCCTCATTTGTTCCAACATTTCTAAAAAGAACAAATCCCTGCTGATTGCCTGCTATTACTTCTGGTTGTAAAAGAGTTGAAGAACCAGAATCCCAAGGATCATTCCACGATGCCCATGTAGGGTATGTTAAACCTACTGTAGCCCATGTAAATCCTGTCTGACGTCTAAAAGAGCCATAAGTTGTATAAGATTCATTAAAAATAGCCCACGATTGATCTCTATAATTATATTGAAGAGTTTGATTTGGAAATGTGTAACTTAATTCATTGGCTGGATAAGTAAAATATATCCATTCACTTACAAAATCACGTTGAGCACACATTCTTTCATTACCGTTGTTTGTCAAATTAATTTGAAAAACTTGATCTGGTATTTCTAAATCTATTCTTTGTGCTTGTGTTTGACTAGTTATGATAAAACCACGAGAACCTTTAGTAATTGCGCCTTTATCTAATATAATTGATGAAAATGTGCTGTTGGAGCCAAGTTCAGAATTAATAATAAATAAGTTGAAAGGAATGATATCATTTCCACTATAAGCTAACCTAACTTGTTGTTTATCAAAACCAAGCAAAAGAACATCTTCGTTAATAGAAACTGTATTAATTGCCTGATCAATACCTGCTTGAATGTAACCACCAAACCCAGTGATATCTTCTACATAAGCAATTGGCGAGCTAGTTTGTGATAGGGGTGTGAGTATCGGATTAAAAACAGTGGTGGCCAGCGTAGGATCACCTGTAAATGAAGAAGTGTAATAAGCTGTGCCATTTTGACTATATATAACCGTATCTTTAAGGTACACTTGGCTATTTGATGCGGATGTTTGAACAACTGGGCCAAAGAAAAGAAGCCTGTCTTTAAAAGGCACTATTAACTTTGCCCCAACTAAATAATATTGTGCTGCTGGTAAATCTGATATTGAATAAGACCCATTAGATAAAGGGGGAGCAAAATTTACCCATCCTAAATTACCAGTTAATGTTGGGCTTGTTGCACTTCCATTAGTGGGGTCTCCATCATACCATCGCAAACAATCTTTTGTTGTATCTGATCTATTTGTAAGGTATTGAGCTATCCCACCAGTTCCAGCACCAGCTATAGTTGCGTTGGGAAATTCTACAATAACATTGTTTGCATCCGTAACAGTAATGACATATCCGGTTTGTAAATTAATTCCTGTAGTAGTTACTACTTCGTTAATAAAAAGAAAATCTCCGACTGATAATCCATGTGCAGTAATTTGAAGAGTTACTGTAGCAGGTGGGCCCCCTGCAACTATGGTTGTAGAAACAATTGGCTTATATTGCATACCAATATTAGTAACAGAAAAAGGTACAGATGGCCCATTAGTAGCCCAAAAAGCCCCTTGATAGTTTACCGTCCAAAATTGTTGGTAATCCTGTCCATTCCAAGAGGTGGGTGTAACTATTGATTTAGAAACATATGATGCGTAGCTGGCAGTGATAGGATTTTTATAAAAACTTACATCATATATCAGATAAGGGAATGCAGTAGATATATTATATGCATATTCTGTATCAAAACCTAATGTACCAGAAAATTGCGTAGAATTAGTTATAAAATCTTCCAGCCCCATTACTGGCAGTCCTGGATAATATAAAAACACTGCTGTAATAGTACCGCCAGCCTGTGCAGGTATTAAAATATCACCTGTAGCATAATTTATTGTATTTGGTCCAGACGTTCCGGTAGGTGTTAAATAACCATCTATAGTAGGGTCTGTATACGTAATTACGCCCACTGAACCTACTAGAGTTACAGATCCAGGTATAATGTTACCATTAGGTTGCAGGCCAAATCCTGTCAGGATATTACCTTGCCCAGAACCATTAAGTGTTAAAACTATAGCATTAGCATTGTAGGAAGCTGACGTTGAGTTAAAGTATCTTTGTAATCTGCCTAAAAGAGAAGTACCCCGTTTTCTTTTTACACGTCCACGCCATTGATAGGCATTAATTAAAACAGGAAATGAGTCATTATCTATGACAAAAGCAGTACGATCGTTTCTTAAACCTTTGTTTATTGGACCAATAACCAGCTTTTCGCCCATAAGTCCTCAGAGTTGTATTACCATAAAATTAAATGAACTAGGCGGTACTAATGCCTGCGAAAACATATATATAGTGAATGTAGTTGCTGAGGTAATGGTATATGTGAACCATACACCGGATGTTGCATTGTTGGCTGCGCTTCCTATAACGCCATAATTAGTACCAGTTACTACATTGGCAGGGAGAACAACATTATATGTACCAGCTCCTGCAGGAGTAACACTGGTAACATTGAATGATTGGGGAGCGGATATCCCTATTGTAGTACATGACGCCCATGCTCTTATAAAATTGATAGGAAAGGTCGCATTTTGATTAACAAATTGAACATCAGCTATAGCAGATGCAATTCCCGGAGTTGTATAAAGCACAGAAGAAGGATCTGTTTGAGCTACAGGAGTATTTTCGCTTGAAAATGTTACCTGTTGATGTGTTCCGCCATCCACCGCATTAAAACTTACATGATCTACACCTAGTATGCTATTAACGGATTGAGTGTTTATGAGCATGTTAGGTTGATCTACGGATGGATTATTTGCAGAAGCAGGAACACTATTATTATAAGTAAACGTCATACAGCTCCACTTCCAAAGTTGTTATTTCCATTAAGACCTTGTCCAATTCCTTGACTATAGATAGTTGGTGTTCGTGTAGAAGTCCATTGTCTTTGGCTGCGAATGTGAACAAGTGATTCTTGTTCTCTAAATAATGGCTCGTAAAATTGGAATTGCTCTACATCACCAGTATCAGAAAGAATTTTTCTAGCAGCACCACGAGCTATATATTCCGACATGTAACCAAAAGGTATGGCAGCTGAGGTATTTAAAAAAGCTGCTGGGCTGAGAAAAGCATCTAATTCTACAACGTATTGAAAAGAAGGAGGGCTTCTGAGCGTAATTACATTGTTATAAAAAAGAATGGCCCTTGGCAATCCAGCAGAAAAAAATCGACATTGTGCATTGATTGCGTTGCCTAGAGGTATGGCTACTGGAAATTCTACTGTAGCTATCCCTGTTAAATAATTTATTGTATTAGATGTAATGCTATAACCACCAGGTAACGCAGTATTACCAAAAGGGGCTTTCCCTGGGGTCATCAGCAATCCGTAATTTACATTACCAGTAAGAAATTGTCCACTGTCCTCAACAATAACTGGGGCACCTGTTGCATCTATTGACGTAATAAAAACAGCCGAATCTATGCTAGTAGTAGGTATAGAAGTATTTATAGTATTAGACACGGGAGGGTCTATATTAACTAGTGTAGACATTATACCTGTAATATCTACATGTCCTCTTAAAATAGCATTAAAAGGAGGATTTTGTGTAGTAGACCCATTAGGAAGAATAGGCATCGAGATTGTATAAGGACCGGCTGTACCATCACCAACAACACTATATTGTAAATTTTGAAGGACATTAATCCATATATCGTAAAAAGAACCTCTAAGTGTTTGTAAAGGGACTTTAATGCCATTGATATATGCGTTATCTGTAAAACCTTGATAAACTGGATACATGCCAATAGTTTGATTGCCTGGCTGTGTTTGTACATCATAAAGGGGCATATTGTATTGATCAACCCCGGGAACAGTCATAAACTGATATTTCGTTTTTAAATCAAATAATTGAATCCTTGCACTGACATCCATAATGTAGAATCTATTGATATAATCAATTATCAAATCATCTGTTATTTGAGAGTTGGAAGGGCTCTTGATAATCCGACGAACATAAGTAATGATATCAGAGAGCAGGTTCATACAAAACTACTTGATCCCATGAATATTGATTTACTCCTGCTAACAGGCATAGCATCAAGCCTTTGAATTGTTGAATCTACAGCCATTGAGCCAAAATATTGACCCATTCCATCTGAGCCTACAATGCGATTTTCTTGCATTGTTAAACGATGATAATGCGCTCGTTTAATTTGTTCAGCTAAATATCTTGGACCCCATACAGGTTTATTACAAGGGACTTTCCAAAATTCAGCAGGCATGCCCCCATAAGGTCTAGTCCATATTTCTATAGCCTCACCAATGATTTCCTTGTTCTCCGCTATAAAATGAACGTATTCTTTATCGTATAGATATTTATCACGAAATTTTTCATTAAACTTATCTCTGCAACCAATGCTTTTGTCGGGTTTTAGATAAGTACCAGGTGCTTTTTCAATATCAGAAGAAGAAAGTTTAGTTTGTGGTTCTACATTAGCTTTAGGAGCTTCATTCATACGATCAAGTGTTAAAGACTTAACGCCATCTTCAAAAGCATCTATTTGTTTTTGAGCTTTATCCATCTCTTGTTCGGCAAGTGAATGCGACACTTTAGGTCTCCCGGGGCTTCTTTTGGCTTCTTCCATCTATCCTCAAATTATTGTTTAAGTATTTTATATTCTTCTTTAGAAATAAACTCAATACACCTTTCAAGTAGGAGAAATATTCTGAAAACTTCCAGGAATAAATGTTCCTGTACTCAATATGCCATTTGAATTGATTACACCTGTGTTTACATCTCCTATAGCCATAATTTGAGGCTGTGTAGTAGAAGCGGAAGCCGTAAATGCATCCACATTTTGTGCGGAATCGATATTTGTAATTACCTGATTAGAAGCAGGAATAGATATAACAACCCCTGTTTTTTCATTCAATTGTCTACATCCAAAAAAAAAGGGAATTATTAAACGCACCTGTTGACCAATTACATAATTCATATCAGTAGTGGTGGTGATAGTGGTATTTACTCCTAAAGTAATATTAGAAATAAAAAATTGGCTTGGCTGAAACCATTGTGGCTGGATAGGAACGTTATTGTAGGGGGCTATAGGCCCAGTTATAGGGTAAGGATAAGCCATTTTACTCCAAAAAAAAGGGGAGATTTCTCTCCCCCCAATTATGCAATAATTTTTTTATTACTACAATGTTATTTATGGAGAGCTAATGTCAGAGAAAAAAGCTTTCCAATAAATCACATTACCATTCGCACCTACCAATGCAGAGGACGTTAGGTTAGTACCAGCACCAGTGCCGATAGTAAACCCTTGAGCTGTGTTATTGAAATAGGAACCCTGTATTGCAGGACCATTAATAGTGTTAACTGTAGTTGTGCCAATTGGCCTCACAAAAGGAGGAGGATAAAGGGCAGAACCACTAGAAATCACAACACCGCCAGTATTTACATCCCCAACTGCAACTATAAATGGGAAGCCCAAACCTGGTACTCCTGCCACTGTTTGGTTGCTATTGTAGGCCGTAAATCCAACAGAATTAATGTTTACAACAACCGTATTGTAATCCGTTACTGCTACAACATATCCATAGATCGGAGATCCTGGAGTTATTGTATTAGGTAGAGAGTTCAACTGAGTTGTACCCCATACGGAAGGAACACGGAATGCCACCTCTTGGCCTACAACGAAATTGTGAGCTGACGAGGTATCAATTGTTGTTGTTGTACCAGTTGTAATAGCACTAATGACGGTTGCTCCTGGAGCATAGAGATAAGGATATAATACCTTTTTCACAAATGCACCAGTAGGAGAACCACTTAGAGCGGTATAATTGCTTTGGTTGGTATTCCAAGGAATAGAAAATGCGGTTGTACTTGTCACCGTTACAGTGAAAGCAATTCCGCAAATTTGTGGCATACCAGTTGTTGACGACTGATATAGCCCTTGGAAAATAACTACGTCACCAGACGTATAACCATGCGCACTAGCTGTAGTAACAACAGCAGGATTTGCTTTAGTGATGCCAGAAATCTGAATCTGAGCACCATACTGAAGCAACTGACCAGCTGAAAATGTACTAATACCATTAGCAATAACGCTATCTGCTACGAGAACAGGAGTTGCGTTATATACGCCTGTTTCTAGGGCATAACCTTGTCCCATCACTACGTCCCAGTAAGCCGAAACCACTGCGTTAGCAGATGGAGCGGCATTAGCAGCACTATAGTTTAATATTTCGACAAAGTTTGGTTGGAAAGGCAGATTAATAATCTGCGCTCCACCGGTAGATGTAAAACTACCTTTTGCTATTTTTGAGTATTCAGTCATGATTATACTCCCAAATTGCTTAAGCGTGTGCTTAATAGGTTTCTAATAGCTGTATCTTGCGTAATAGCTTGTGCTTGCGCAAACTTCACTGCAAGAGTAGCATTTTGTGCCAACATGCCAGAATAGTAAGGATCACGATAAATCAGATTCATGCTAAAGCCGTCCTGATTAATATGTGTGATCGCTTGTTTACCAACAACTGTATTGTAATACACGTCGCTGCTATTAGCACTTGCACCACGAGCTACTGGAGCTTCAGAGCTTGTAAGGATACGTACGTTGAATACGGAACCCCATTCACTAGGAAGAGCAGAAGCATTTGTTGGCTGGCTGTTACTTTCGGAATTTAATCCTACTGACCATATCATTAATATGGCGGGGATGGCTCTTCGACCTTCCCTCACTACCTTTCGAATAGTGTTCAGACTATGGCATCTCAAAGAATTCATCCTTGAGTCCCTGGATTTAGTCGTTGCAGGCGAATATCAATTATGTTGCAATGTAATTTGCCACATAACGAATTGAGTTTACTATGCACTATTTTGCAGGTCTGTTTGATGCTGAAGGTTACGTTTCTTTGTGTCCTAATGGAGCTTTTACAATAGCCCTTGAAATGGCAAACGAAGCAATCCCTAATCTTTTTAAAGAAAAGTTTGGAGGTTGTATTTACACTAGGAAAAGAGATAAGAGAAAGAAAACATGGACTTGGAAGATTAATTCTATCTCCGATCAAGCCATTTTCTTCATTGATTCTATTTCCGATTTGTCCATTGTAAAACGTCCTCAACTTCTTAGATTGAAAGATTATCTCAATCAACCTAGAAAAAACAGAAAAGACACGCGAGCAATAACTTGTAGTACTCTCAAAGCATTCAAACAACCTTGGCTTAACCTTACTCCTATTCTTCCTCCTGTGAAAAAACCAATCGAAAACCACTTTTTTGAATGGCTTGCGGGATTTATCGATGGAGATGGAAATTTTGTTTGTTATGAACATTTCAATAAGCAAACTCTTGCAAAAAGATTCGCTCATCAACTGTCTGTTGCAAATATATTTCCTGAAGCAATTCGTCATATTAACGATAGAATTTCTGGTACTGTTGTCTCTTGCAAAAGACCAGTAAATACTATCTTCAAATGGTCGCCAAAAACTATTTATGAAAAATTTGTTTGCGAATCTATATACCCTTTTTTGAAAATCAAGGGAGATCAATGCCAACTTTTCTTGGAATTTATTCAATTTCCTAAAAAAATTAGAAATGTTGATCGTCCTATTGTTGATCGCGATCGGATGTATAGTCTCATCACTCAAATTAAACATCTAAACTCAATTTAATATTCTTCCTTCAAGTTGCCTTGGGCTTATGCAGCCTGTAGGTGTTCTTGATAATTACCAGAGATTTTAAAACTACCCAATTGTTGATAGTTCCAATTGTTTAGAACACCTTGGCCTACAAGACCATCAAAATCGGTTTGCAGTTCAGTGCTAGATAGCATGAAATACGAACTTCTAATAGGGCCTGTGCCGAAGCGATCCATACCCTCGATACCGCTCATAAATTTATAAGCATTATTAGTATCGAGTGTTGTCGCTACCAAACTAAAGTCGGAGAGTCCAAGGTTAGTTGGATTGTCGCCGTTTGAACCACCGCCTGCATTGATCTGTGACGCTGCAGATACGATGTAGTCGCGGAGGATCAAATCCTCTGCTTGACGCATCGCTACGGCAAGACGTTCAGATACCCAAGCAAGTACACCCTCTTGATCTTGCAAAATAACTTGTTCGTTAATTATGCAACCAGTACCAAAAAACGCCATTTGCGCATCAATGATGTCGCGTTGTGGCACTTGTGCTGGAGGATCAATACCAGCGTTACCCAGCTGCACTGTAGGTGGAGTAAGCGCTCTTGGTCTCATAAAGCGCATTGTTGTTCCGCCATTGGCGGGCATGGAAACCTTGTCACAAACTGTAATCATACTGTTACTTTTATGACCATTTTGTCAATTAAGGCAATATGGCGGGTCAACCTCTTCGGATCAACCTCAACGACTTTCGTTCGTTGCTCAGACTGTTGCATCCCTTACGGGCCCTTCCGCTCAGTCGTTCAGGCTGTATTTAAACTTGCCCCTCGTTGCCATGGCTTTCGCTTTAGGTTTCCGAGTCAATCAGGAAAGGTTTTAGAACTACATATTGCATTGTATTATGCAAATGGTTTATAGTTCATTGTGGGGGTCGGCACATAAAGCATTGCGGGTGCAAGACTTTGTAATATCATCGGCCCAAGATTACCGGTTGTTGTAATCGACATGAGAAAATCCTCTTATTGTCGTTAAACAATGATATGATGATCGGTTGACGAGCCTAACTACGTCGGTTCTCGATCATATCGGACGAAGATGCGATCCTTCTTACGCGATGATCTATTAGCTAGATAGATCTTTATGCACATAACGCTTGTGCGTGCGTATCTTAAATATAGCATGGAAATTATTTATGTATAGAAAAGATTTACTTATTGGAACGAGATTTGGTACCAGAAGGATAATTGAACAAATGCCAGAAAGGAAAAATGGTTACATAATTTACAAAGTCCAATGTGATTGTGGAGATGTAGTTATGTTAAATGGTTCATATTTACGAACACAAAATCGTCCTTGTAAAAGTTGTTCCGCTAAGAAAAATACTAAAAAGGGTACCGATCATTATGCCTATAAACATGGATGTGCATCTAGGACAAAGGGCAGAGATAGGATATATTCAATTTGGGTGGCAATGAGACAAAGATGCAATGATTTTAATGACCGTCAATTTTCTGATTATGGAGGTCGTGGAATAAAAGTATGTGAAGAATGGAATGATTTTTCAGAATTTCTATCGGACATGGGTGAACGTCCGGAAGGAATGCAACTTGATCGCATTGATAATGATAGAAATTATTGCAAACAAAATTGTCGTTGGGCAAATAGAATTCAACAAGCAAATAATAGAAGAAGCACTAGATTTCATAAATAAACAATAATTTAGCAAGCAACTTCGATTTCGTTACTTGCCAATATTTAATCGAACAATCAAATTCTTAATTTAGATTTTAACGCTTGCATATTTTTATAAGCTTGCTCTTGACCAGCTGGACTAAAATCGCCTACTTGTGAATAAGGAGAAGATCCTACTCCGGATGGTTGGTAGTAAGGACTACGCCTATTCGCATCAATTTTATCTTGAATAGATGGTTGTTTTACTTCTGCTTGGTGAAGGCCAAGTGCTTTTATATTTTTATAAACTAACTTTTGCCTCTCAAATCCCTCAGGCATTTCTAAAATTGATTCAGCCAGTTCAGGATCTTTTTTAGCAAGCTTTTCAGCGTGTTGTAAAACTTCATAAAAATCACCGTTCTGTTTAATCCAGTTATTTTTTCTCTCATCTTTTAGAGCAATCTGAACAGCTTTTTGAATAGCTGTTTGGGTATGCTCTTGAGATTGTTGACCAAATTTAGCTAATTTCTTCTCTAATTTTTTGTTATCAACATATGGTTCTGAGTCATCATCTTCATCTATTTGATTACGACTTGAAATAGCTTCTTGTGCTAAACGTTCAGCTTCCATTCTTGCTGATCTTTCTTGGGAAAGCTGTTTTTCATATTTAGCTTCAAGCATTCTAAAATTTAGCTCTTTGTCATTACTTTTATCTTGTTGATTTACTTCTGGAGAAACTGTCATTATTAATTTACCCTTGACGCTGGTTTACGAATTTGTTTATAGGTATTAAAATCAAAAAAATCATTAAAGGCAATAATGAAACTTAATAGGTTAGAAACTCATGATCGACTTTTACATTTTAAAGCAGATCAGTCATTAAATATCAGCCAAGGTGCTGAAGATTGTTTAAAAAAAAATCCTTTGTCATTAGCTATTCAAGAAAGATCTACTTATGTCTACCTATTTGCTCATCCTAGAACTGCTGATGATGGTGTAACAAAAAAGATGTTTTGGCAGCCTAGATTAACAAAGCCTCAAGCACAGACAAACTCTTACCTTTTTAGAGCTAAATCTAAATCAGATATTATAGAAGTATGTTGGTTTCTTCCACCTGTAGAAACATGGTCACAATATGAAATAGGAAAAGTTACCGAAAGTGACATTGTTTTATGGTCTATTGAACAATATAAAAATAATAAAGCGAAATTAGAATATCCAGAATCTGATGATATGCCTGATTCTAAAAGTAGATATATTTTGAGAGAAATTATAGATTCTCATCGGATGAACTTAAAATCAAAAAAGATAAGCTTAGAATTGCCATCATTTTTTCAAATTAAAGCCTAACCAAGAGAACGCGGAGGAGTCCTTAACTTTTTAGATCCTAGATCTTTAAGTTGAGGCATATAACTATCCCTAACGCGTCCTATAGGATTTTTAATTCCAGAACCGTAATAATCACCCATACCTTTAGGGCTATTAGAAGTATGAGCTTGTTTTAAAGGTTTACCCTTTTTCATCTGTTCTCATTGTAGATACCCGACCATAAGGAATTACGGATTCGGCAGATTTGGGGGCAGTATCATGTCCTACAGGTTGTTTGTGACCTGAACCATAATGTGTTCCTGCATTAATAAAACAGCTAGTACGTTGATCGTAATCAGGGCATCTAAAGTCCCAATAAGATCCTTTCCCGTCAATTGGGGTGCTGACAGGCTTTTGATTTTTAATAGCCGTAGGGTCTTTAAAACCGCTTTTCATAATACTCCTTATAGATGGCCCGCTAAGATCTTTAATCCTAACTTTTCAGCTAATGCTATAGGCATTAAACGGTGCCAAAATTAGTTTCTGTATTCAGGTTTTTGCATATGAGCTTTAGCTTTTTTAATGCCCAAATCTTGCTGTGCCTTAATCGCTTCTGTCGTATCTTCATAACGATCTAAGCAACCAGCGCCTTCAGCAGACATTTCCTGTTTCATTTTAGATTTCATCGGAAGAGGTGATTCTTTAGAAGGAGCACCCATCCAATTGCTGTGATCATTTATTTTGCGTCCACTCATAAAGTCCTCCACGAACTTCTATTGTTATCTTATAATACATTATAATCTTGTGATCATATTGCTCAAGGAATTATTTGTATAATTTTACATGCCCATCGATTGCTGTTGCATATTAGCCTGTTGGGGTTGCATGTTTTGTTGATTTTGTTGTTCAACACTAGGCATTTTCCCTAATATTTCTGATAAAAATTTGTTAGCAGAAGTTCTATTTTCAACATCTCTTTTTTCAAATTCTTCTCTTTGTATTTGACGTTGATTTTCTACATCCAGTTCCATTTTTTCTTGGTCTGTTTGTGTTTCGCCAAATTTAGAAATATTTTCAAGCATAGAGGTGATGGCTAGCTGTTTTTCTTTAAGGGACATAGCTCTATTACGTTCAATCATGCTCAATCTTTCTTCATAAAGTCCAAGATTTGATTCCGAACGACTATGATCTTCCCTAGCACGAGCCAAGTTAGCTGTTGCTTTAGAATATAGCTCTTTAAGTTTTGCATCCTCGAAGGCATTTTGGGTTTCAAAGGAGTGCTGCTGCATCGACGATGCTTGTTGTTCTTGTTGTTTAAGGAATTGGATAATCTCATTTTTACCCTGAATATTCAGCTTAGGAATAATCATTGATGCAGGGATTACTTCTCGACCAAAACGTTCATTAATCTCAAACATCTGTTGAGCTTGAAGATTTTGTTGAGTTGAAGTTAGATCACATTCTTCAACAACAGTATTATACTTAGCGAAAACTTTAGAATAAAAATGAGCTGAAGGGTCTTCGCCAATAATTAATCCTACTTTCTCGGCATTCCAATTATTTAGGGTAATCTGCAGCATCCTTTCGCCAAGAAGTTTTAACGAATAATCCCATTGATCAAAATACTTTTGAAATACCATTAAGTTAGCGGCTTGTTTCATAAGAAGCGTTAAACTTGATATTTGTTTATCGTTTTGACCAGACCAATTTTCAATATCAATACCAGATGTTTTAAAAACTAAATCTGCCATTTGGTTAGCTAATTCTAAATCAGACTGAGGAACAGCACTTGGAATGATCTTTTCGCAGTCTGAAAGCTCATAGCCTTCGTTAATGATGACATCCCAGCCCTGTCCGGCTTTCTTAAGATTATCTTCGTTAGCAACAGCACCAATCTTGCGTTTCCACCCTGCATTAATAGTTGCAGCAGCTATATCATTGTTATTAATTACTTTATAATTAAATAGAAATTGAGGATCTCTCATTGTTCTAACGAGCGAACGCACTCGTAAATCATAATAATTGATATGAGGATCGTAATTCCAGAAAACAGGAATAAAAGGACATCCATCAAAACCTAAAGGATTGTCTCCTTGATACATTAACTGTTCGTTAAGCACTACTGCTAGCTTCCAGCATGGAACTTCAACAGTTACTTCTTCCATGTCATCTATGTGATAAAGAATGGATTCAAGCTGACCATCACCACCAGCAAAGTCAAAAAATTGGTTGCGTTTCTTGCTATATAGACGTTTCTTCTTTTTCTTCCACTTATACCATACGTAAGAGAGCACCATAAGGTCATTACGGGCCATGTTATAGTTTTCTGGAAGAAAGTAAAAAGACCCGTAACGTTGAGGAGTTCCAGACATAGGAGCTATTTTTTCTAACTTACCTGGAAAACGATCTTCTGCTTCTCTTTTGCTAATATATTCCTGACACCATACATATTGAGCATCTGAAAAATCAGGCTGTCTAGCATATGGGTCGCACATAAAGGAATTGTATTCCCAAATCTTTAATTTCAATGATCCCTGAGCTTGGTCATCTTTAGTAAAATCAAGGTATGGTTGCATAAGAACCATCCCGGAAATAGCAGCTAATTCACAAGCTTTGCTAAATTGCTCATGGATGCCTTCTGATTGACAGACATGAGAAATAAGCTTTGTGTATTGATCAGTAGTTTGACTATCAGAGCCTTCTGACGCTTGATAAGCAATAGATTTTCTATGTTGACGTTGATAACCAGTAAGCATGTTTACAGGTTGTTGGATCAAATTAAAATAATATTGCTGATACGAAGTAGTAGGAGAGAAATTGAAATAACGATTGACGAAAGTTTGACTGCCTGCATAGAACAAAGTGTCAATATTACTCTGATTCCATCGAGCTTGTTCTATAGGTTGAAATTTACTATAGAGTTGGTCAAGCCATTGGCGAATATTGCCTTGATTAGGTTCTAGATTATTTTGCCACGGCGGAAGGAATGAAGAGATGATAGCCTCCAAAAGCCTGATAGGTTATTAAAAGATAACATACAGGAAAGATTTTATTTGGGCAACTCAATGCGTATAGGTTTATTTACATGGCAATATTTTTAACGAAATCCTCCAAATCTATTATTTTTGTATTCATCTGGGGAATGTTTGTATGGTTCATATTTAGTTACTTTATGACTAAAAATTGCGTAACGTAGGGCATCACAGTTCTTGACAACTATGCCATTAGCAACAAAGTTACCGTTGTTTGTAGTCAAACAGTATACATTTGCTTTCTCACCAAGTCTTTTAACTGATTTTATTTTTACGTATTCTACGTCCATATTTAGCCTTGCAATTTGCGTGACAGAATTTCTGATGATAAACCTTTGTAATGGCCTCTTTTCCGCATTCCTTACACTTTATGGTTATTTCTTTCTTAGACTTCCAACATTCAATTCCATGTTTACGGTGCCATTCCATCCCTTCTTCACTAGAATGCCATTCTTTAGTCATAGGACGGATAACCTCCATCCATTGTCTTAACCATTCTCTTTTCTCATCGGTGAGTTGCATACCATTATCATATCGGATAGAGTCAATTGTTGCAATTCGATATATCCTCTTTGGGTCATTATTTTATGATCACCCGTAGCTTGTAGAATTTTTCCGTCTTCTAATTCTAATTCCCAAATATCAGCATTCAATCTTGTCATGCCAGCATCTAAAACGGAATCCAGTTGTATTTCTTTCTGATCCAGATTGTAGTTAAGAATCTTTGGTATTTTTTCATAGTTAGGATTGTTTTTGTTCCAATCTATTATACCGGCAAGTTCTCCCACATAATACTCGCCATCTTCTAATTGTATAACCGTATCCCCAACCACACATGCGTGGTCATCTTTCTTCATGGGTATATCATCACCCCTTTGAGCAGCTTTAGGGTCCCATACATAGCTCTCTATCTCCCTAATGGTGTTCACACACTCTTCGCAAACATAAAGGTTGCCTTTCTTCATCTCGCTAGTCATCATCTGTATACCATCTTCTACGGCGTTGTTAGCATGAACAACGTGGATACCTCTGCGACGGAGTTCAAGTTGGAACGCTTCTGCAGATGGATCAAGGTAAAGACTCTTAATTGAGTAGGGTTCTATAAACTCTTGCACACAATCTGCGAACTCTGAGTTTGTCTTCTGCCTACCTTGAGCTTTGGGATCCCAGTAGAACTCTTTCTCTACCCACAGACGCTTTCCTGTTTGAGTATACTTTCCTGTTGACACACCTATAATCAGACAACAGAACGGATTAACTGTTCCATAGTCGATAGCAGCAATCCAATACTCAGCGGCACAAGGTGGTTTACGCACCACATGTATCTTTCTGTCAAAGAAGTCAAAAATAGCACCTTCTGCCAGGCACCATAAACCGAGATAATTTCTCTTATAAAATAGCCCCGAAAGAGAATCTCTTATGCGTTGTTTGTAAGCCTCATCAACATAAGGATTGTCATCCAATGTAAAATGTAGAGCATAATAGTTTGGATCATTAGTTTCGGATTTATCTATCCATTGTTTGAGTTTATGAGTTGGATGGCTAGGGTTCATGCTAGCAAAACCCATACTCCACGCATTAGATAAGCGAGTATCAATCATGTCTATAATTGCATCCGGATATAAAGTCATCTCGTCGCAATAGACTAAAGACATAGTTTTCCCTTGAAATTGACCAATCGCACCATCGTCTTTGGCACCTAACGTGCATATCGTTTTATCTTTAAACTTCAGTTGTCTTTTCCCTGAATACCATGTGCAATATGGCTTAAATATAGAGAATAGAGGTGATTCTAGCAGTAACCTAACAGCATTCTGATAGATTGTATCACTAGTATGTCCTACCATAAATATTTGGCTGTCTGGGCATTTAGAAGCTTCCATCATAAAAGCAAACAGGGTGCATACAGTCTTGCTAGAACGTACAGAACCATGCGCTATATTCCATTTAGCTTGGGCATTTAGGACAAATTCTAATTGTTTGGGGGCAAGAAGGTCTTTCATTTATTGCATTCCTTTAATCTGCTAATTACCATACTCTAAATACAGTAAAAAACCATATGCTAAAGAGTGAGATAAACGATGAAAAATAGAGCTAAATGTAAATTGTGCCAATCTATTTTAGAATCATTCCACAGGCATGATTATGTTACATGCAAATGTGGAGAAATATCTATTACAGGGGGAGCATATATTTATGAATGTTCTGCTCAAAATTGGAAGAACTTTTTACGCATAGATGATTTAGGAAATGAGATCATTCCAAAGATCATAGAAAATGGCGTAGATACCAGTGTGAGCGAAGAAACACTTTCTAAAAATACTAGCCCTCTATCCAAAGAAGAGAAGATTAAAGAGCTAGAAAGAATGATACTATCTATAGAAGAACTGCCATCTCAAGCTATGAGCAGCCCTATATCCCACTATGATTTACTATCTTTATTGATTGTATTATCGTCTATTTTACGGGATGATTGATAGTTTTCTATTTGTTTTTGTAATGCTTCAAATTGTGTGTTTATTGCTATATTAATTGATTGATCTTCAGGAGCATCTCTTTGCTTTAACTTGTTCTTACCCAACCACACAAGCATTGTATTGTCGCCCTTTAAAGCTTTTTTCATTTGGGCATCTCTTAATAAAGAATGACCCTTTTCACAGAGGATGGCTGAATATTCGTTGGAATAAATTCCGTAATGTTCAAGTATTCTTTCACCTAGTCTTTCAGATGTTAAATTAAAATGTGTTGAACACTCTGACAAAGAACAACCTGCTAAAAAAAGATTATCGAGTAGCTTCCAATCTATTGGTAATGCAGGTCGCCCCAGTTTCTTTTTAGCTACTTCAATTTGTTCTGGATTTGGTTTTTTAACTGGCATGCACTATCTTATTTTTTATTTTTATTTTTTTTATTGCATTTTTCAATTTTTTTATCGCGTGGCATATCCTTTTTAACAAGCACATCCATCATTTTATCTATCTTCTTCTTATCTTTTTTAATAAGCTTATCCACAATATCACCTACAATCTTAAATTTTTAATAACAATATTATATTGAAAATCTATTTATTTTTATGGCCGTCTTTAACAGCTTTTAGCATATGATCAGCATGTTTTTTAGCTTCAGCTAGATGATGATGATGCATTTTTTTATGGTGCATCGGAGAATGTTCTTTTGCTTCTTCAGAAACATGATGTTTTTCTTGATGATCTTCTTTTTTCTTTGCCATATACGCCTCTTAAAATGTAAATATATTATATAGATTTAGTTTTTAATTTTAACATACTTGCGATTTGATTTTTTTTCAATCATTAAGAAAATCTGCTTGAAATTCCATGCTAAATTTTAAAATTGCAGTTACAGGTCCTCGAAAGTTTTTCTTTGCTTCTTTTACGCAGTTGATAACTTGAGGATCTTTTTCAGAAAGGGTGGTTAATTCATAGATTATGAATTTTTGTTTGAAAGTACGTTCATCGTCTTTTAAGATTACCGTTAACTCAAACATTGTATTATCAATCATTTATTTCCTTATTTTAAGAAGAAATATAGCGTATGTATCTAATATTTAGAAATGTTTGCTTTTACAAAAATAAAATATGATTAAAGTTAAATATTAGGGACTTGGACTTAAACCAAGAATCGCTATTATTATCTCAATTAGCTGGTTAATACTGATGGATTATGTGAGTAACTTGTAACTCTTTAATATCCTGCAAATCTTTAATAACTTTAGCGATAATGCGATCTTCACCTTCGCTATCTAATCTTTTAGCTTCTATAGCAACTCCTGATACAGCAGAAAAACCTGATACGCCTGAAGCTATTGCGCAACTTGTTAACAAAGGTAATAATACTATTAAATATTTCATTCCACTTTCCTTTCTTGGTTATTTATTAAAAAAGGGGACTTGAAGTTTTGAATGAAAAAATTTTCTAAGTCCTGAATGCAAACAATGCGATGCCAATACACGTGATCCCCAATAAGCATTCCAACTGCATACCCACTATACTCATCTTTTACCTCTTTTAAAACGATCTCTTTTACAAGATCTAAATTTATTATGTTCCCTTGAGAAGTAAAGAAAAGAGTCGCTGTTAAAAACAATGATATCATAGTTTCCTTTATGTTTTAACATATTGGTTTATTTATAACTTTTAAGACTGATTTAGTCAATTGCAAAAGAAAGATATAGCGAAGCAATAATTGCCAAAACGATTGTTATAGTCATAATAGCCAAATGTATTATCAAGATTTTAATCATAATATTTGTTTTAACATGGCCTATATTTTATGCCTATACTTTAAATATATAGACTTAAAACGACAAATTAAGTTATAACATAACTAATAAAAAATAGGAAGAGAAATGGATTATCATGACGCGTATAACCAGCTAATAGAAATATTAAGAATAGAAGAATTAAATTTTCATAAATTATGGGCTATTAAAAATTGGGAAGATTCTCTTCTAAGTGTAATACAGGAACTATTTTCTATCAAACATCCCATTAGTAAACGTCTAACTGACGGATTCCGTAATAGCAGAGGGCTTTTTTATACACCTAAAAATAAATCTTTTAGTATAGATATTTCAGATATATTTAAATGCTGGAATTCATTATTAATCAAACAAAAACAGGAAAACGTAAAATAACTCTCACCTAAAGGAGAAAGCTTTACACTTCCAAGTTTCGTCTCACAGAGACGCCAGTTACGGAACGGAGCGCTTCGGGGCAATTTACTGTGCCCCCGCCTTTAACGGATGGCCGAAAGGTTATCCTAACAATTTAACACAGGAGCGGCATTTCCTCCCAGTCCTAAAGAACTGGGTTTACATGCCGTCGATAGGATGAAAATACACGATTACGAATTGATGAATGAAATATACATGGATTTAAAAAATTACCTAACATCTACTAATTTAGACATTTCTGACATTATGGAAATTATAAGAGACTTAGACGAAGATATGTCCATAGAGCATATTACGCGTAAAGTTCAAGAGACTTGCTACGTGGATAAATATTCTAGAAAATATCATAATGACGCAGAACTAAGTGATGCTGAATGGGATTTCAATGAGCTAATTTAACTTGCTAAATTTTTAAGAACCTGTTAAATTACAGTTGGAATTTTTTTCATGGATTTTCCTTTTTTATATATTATTATGGCGTCAACCTGCATGTTGGCGTCATTTTTTTTGTCCAATCGCGACGTTAGAACATCCCTTATCTAATCGATCGCCCGCTCCATTTGAGTTTGGGATCTGCACCCATTTTATGACGCAACTTCTGTTTTCTCAGGCACTCGCAAATTTTGCATACATTTATATCTTTAGTATAAAATTCTAGAGATACGTTTTTTTTGATTTTACAAACCAGGCAAACTTTAGTATTGAAACATGAATACTGTATGTCAGTATCATTTTCGGTAATTTTCACAGATTTTTTCATTCTTTATTGCTCGCTCCTTTCATCCTTTCAAAGCATAGTACTTATATTTTTGCCATAGGGAGGATATTAATCACTTAAATACCTTAACGATTTTCTAAGAAAGTCTCTTAAACTTTTTTTCCTTCTTTTGAGTGCCATCCTTGCCATTTTAATATAGAAAACGCATCTTTTGTCAAAACTACTCAAATAGGGTCACGTTGGGAGCTCAAAATGACTTATTTGGGGTGTTTCTGGTATTGCCTCAGTCTATTAACATCAATTTACGCAGAAAATTCTTAATTCTGTCTTTAGCACTAGGGTCATCACATTTAATGTATTCTACAACTCTATCCGAAACCAAAAATTCTATATAATTATGTCCTAAATTCACGTTGCCTTGACAGTTTTTTTTGCACATCCAGTCATATGTATATTTAAAATAGGATTGCATATTTTCTATTTGAGGTGACCTTTGCGATTCGCTTTTCTGTTGAATGTCTAATTTATCAAAATTGTTTCTGAGCGATTTGGGGCTCAAAATATTTGCAGACCAAAAACTATGCATGCCAGACCATTTGATGAGTTCTTTAGCCCTGGAAACACCCCTTTTGTCGATTTTAATCATTCTATCGAGTTCTGGAGCCCAATTATTTAGATTGGGTTTTTTAAAATCAGGTTTTCTATCCTTAATGCAATCTCTAAAAAATAAAGACAACTCCGAGGCTTCAGCCGATGGAAGGGGCGAAGCTGTAGGCGTAGCTTTTTTAAGTATATCTTTAGAAATATACTTTATTTCTTTTGTGAGTAGCTTTTCGCTGCTGGCAGGGGGTGGCATTTCTTTATCCGTAACATTTATTTTATAGTAGCTTTGTTCTGTGCCGTTATCCCCTTTATTAACGGAATCTTTAGATAATAAAAATAGCTCCGAGGCTTTAGCCGATGGAGGGAGCGAAGCCGTAGGCGTAGTCGCATCTTTTCTATTTATTTCTTTTGTCTTTGTTATAATCTTATCTCTCCCGCTCTCTAAATTTGTCTCTAAAGCCGCCGTGCACTTTAGTGCATGGCAGACGTGCACTTTAGTGCATGGCAGATTTGTGCATGGCAGTGGTGCTGATCTGTGCATGGCAGACGCGCAATATGCAATGGCCTTCATGACCCTAACTCTTCCGTTGAAATATATTTCCTTAATAAGGCTTAAAGACTTAAGGTGCGCTATCATTTTTTGTAATTGTCTTATAGCTACACCGCAGAACTTAGCTAGGTATTGATTTGATGCATAGCAGCCATCCCTATTCGCGTCAAATAAGCTGTCGATTTCCGCCCATAATATTTTTTCTAATGCGGACAATTCTGGATGAATCCAAATATTTTTTTCGATCCAAATGCCTTTGAAATCTCGTGATGTTTGTATATTATTCGACATATAGTTTGTCTATTACCTTTACTTTTATGTAGAGATATGGCAAACTTTTTGCTATTATTATCAATAATGGCATTGGAGTGCTTATCCCTATTGAACTCTGATGTTTAGATGCAGCCAATTCTACTAGGAAAGGCTGCATTGTTTTTATACCTGTTGGTATTTGAACGCAAATCAATTATATGATATAATTATAACCATATGGAAATACGTAATTTAAAGCTCTCAACTGACGGTAAAGCACTTTATACTTTTACTGTTTATTTACCTGAATGGCACCTCTCTCTACATGGATGCATGAAAAAGGGTAAAAAAGAAGGCACAGAGTTCGTGTGTGCCTATTCAAAATTTGATGATGGTCAATGGATTAATCATTGGCAATTTGACGAGGAACCACAACGGCGATTCATTGCTACTGTCAGGTCCGAATTAAAAAAATATATGAATCAACGTGGTATCATTGCCCCCTCAGATACTACACAATGGAATGTACCTCTTTAATTATTTTATTTCTTTTTCTTTTTAATTAGTACGCCAGATTTTCTAGCTTCATTTAAGGCAGCAGCAATGCTTTGAGCCTTTGAATGACCAGATTTTTCCATTTCTTTAATGTTGGAACCAATGTTTTTTTTACCTGGTTTTAGTGGCATTTTACAACTCCATTATTTGGGATGGTTTTGTTATTACTTCAATTTTAATATTGTATATTTGTTCGGTAATATTTCTTTTGATTTTTCCAATACCTAAATCGCGGCCTTTGGCTTCTATAAATTTAATTTCATCTGGATAAGCCACCATGAAATCTACAAAATGTCGGCAAGAAGGCAAATCAAAACCTATTTGACGTAAGAAAAATAATATTTCCCCATTAGCCTGCATTTTTCTAAGAACATCGTAACAATCTCGTTCCAGTTTAGATGGAAATTTTATCCCATGACTTTCACAACGTATTGCGCCAAATTTATGTCTAACTTTTATTCCCATAAGGGCGAACCCACTTGCCATCAAAATCTTTATAACCTAAATCTTTATATGTGATTTCGCCTTTACTGGATGCTATTATTTTATCTGCATTTTTTTGATACGGTATGGTGTCTTTGTTAGCTATAATATAAAACGTTGGGTAAGGCACTTTAAACATTTTTGCCAAACCACGAAGAGATACATTATGTTTTTTTGCATATTCTTTCAGTTTCATTATCACCTTTATTATTGATTTAAATTGTAAGTTGTTTTATAGTTTTGTTCGTAGCTTATCACATAAAAATATATAGGTAAAGGCGTAAGTATGGAAAAATCAGAAAGTATTAATGAATTATTAGAAGCTATGTCTAAAGCTTACGGTGACCTTAAAAATGCCAAAGAAGATTCTAACAATCCTCATTACAAATCCAAATATGCAAGCCTTGGCGAAGTTTTAAATGTTATACGTCCAGTAGCTTCTTCTAATGGTCTAATGTTTTCTCAAGTACCAGAAACTATAGATGGCGAACTTTTCCTTATAACTTTTATTGGCCATAAATCCGGTCAATGGATGAAATCCAGTCTTAAATTGATGTTATCTAAAATGGATTCTCAAGGAATGGGTTCAGCTATTACATATGCCAGACGCTATAGCCTTTCTTCTTGGTTTGGCATAGCAGCAGGAGACGATGATGACGGCAACGAAGCTGCAAAACAAGAAAGCGCCCCTATTAAAATGGCGGAAGAACCAACAATCTCTTTAGAACAGTTTAAAGTTATATCTTCTAAGGGGTCGCTTCTTCCTGATCATGTAATTGCTAAAGTTCTGTCTACAAAAGGCTGGAAATCTTTTATTGATATGAAAGCTAAACAATATAATGCATGTATTAAATATTTAGATGACTTGATTAAGCAAGAACTACAGAAAGAAATGGGCACACAAATTGAGGTCGAATAATGTCATATACTACACAGGGATCACAGGATTGGCATGAATGGCGCAGATCAAAAATTACAGCCTCTCGTGTCGCCGCTATTATGAATCAAGACCCTTGGAAAAGTCCTTTAGACATCTATAATGAAATGGTGGAAGGCAAGAGCCAAAATGATAATGCAGCAATGCGCAGAGGCAGGGATCTTGAAAGCATGGCTCGCAGAGCTTATGAAGAATATACAGGAATAGCCGTAGAACCTGCGGTAATCAATCATCCAACTTGCTCATGGTTGGGAGCTTCTCTAGATGGGGTGAGCTTTGCTCATGATTATATCGTCGAAATTAAGTGTCCAGGAGATTCTTCGTACGATAAAATGAAAAAAGATGGAATTCCCCGTCATTACTGGATTCAAATACAAACTCAGCTATTTTGTGTTCCAGAAGCTAGAGAAGCTCATTTTTTTGTTTTTCAGGGTGCTGATTTCTTCATAGAGATTATAAAACCAGATAATGAGTTTCATTTAGACATAAAACAGGCTACTGAAAAATTCTTTTTAGATCACATAATTCAAAAAGTTCCACCCTCTAGTAAATACATAAAAATTAACGATTCTCATTATTTAGAGCTGGAGAAAAGTTTATTTGACATTATGGAAATTTCTAGGAAATTAAACACAGAGGAAGCAAATATCAAACGTCAGATGATAGAAATAGCCAATGAACGCACAGTAGAGGGTCTGCTAACTCGCGTTAACAATGCGACAAGAAAAGGGTCGATTGATGAGTCTAAGCTATCTGAAATGGGCGTTAATGTTGATCAGTGCAGAAAGCCTTCCAAAATCTATCAAACAGTAAGTTTTTTCTAAATCTTCAGGTAAGGTTTTGCACCACAGAAATAAATTACTTGAATAGAAAGATCTAATTGATAAGTTTAGTAAGTGAGAGATTAAGATAAAATTTCATCTCCTTAGGAGGGAAAATGAAAAAATACCTATCCGCCGCAGCCTTGGCTTTTTTAGTCTGTAGCTGCTCTACTATCAATAAGAAAGTTGGTGTTGAAGATGATAACCTCATTGAAGAAACCGCCGAGTTCTTGATCAATCAAAAGACTGGCTTAAACATAGATTTAACCCCTTCCACACCAGAGAAAACAAAATTACCTATCATCTTGATGATTATGATAATAGTCGTGCTAACAGGATGTACCTACTCAATCACAATGGTACACACTGAAGGCGTTGCTTCCGACGTGGTAGATGATACAGATACAGTATCCCCTAGCACTAGCGTTACAATACCAATGAGTCCATTACCATAGGGTACATTCGGAAATAGCTAGTAGAATCACAGTAGAGGGCCTTCTAACTCGTATTAACAATGTGGTAAGTAGAGTAGCCATTCATGAGTCTGAAATGGGCGTTAATGTTGATCAGTGCAGAAAGCCTTCCAAAATCTATTAACCCATAAGCTTTTTTCTAGATATTGCAGTGTGATTCTGCATCACAGGCCGACTTATTCTTGTAATCAGGTTGAGAAAAGACAATATTGGCAAAATCCTCATCGTCTGTAGGAATAGAGGGGTATAGAGCTTTTAACTTAGGTTCCCAGTTTAGTCTAAGACGTTCCATGCAACGCTCAAATTTGTGTGTTAGAATCCATTCAAGGGCTTCGCACATGTGATGTTGGTACTCGACACCCTTCATCTTTTTCCAGATCATTTTGTGGTCTTCTTGGAAGGTGCAATGCTCGACGCCATCGACCTTAAGGCATAAATCTTTGTCATCGGATGGGTCTAGTTTCATGGAAACATCGCAATGGCATAGTTCTTTCATGAAGGACAGCCTGTCAGAAGGGACGCTTAATTTTCCGTGCTTTTTAAACAGGTCTCTATTTTCCTTAGAATTTTCGTTTATCCATCGGTCACAAGGATGTTCGATAATGTAATGAAGCCTACGACGCATATCGGATTCAAAGATATCGTCAGCAATATCGTTCTTAATAACTTTTTTCTGCGTTTCAGAAAGAGTAAACAATTCTTGATCGTTTATGGATACTTTCATGATTTTCCTTTTAACATGTTAAATTTCCACTAAACCAGGAGGCTCCCGAATTTATTCCAATTATTTTTGCCCCGCCAAACCATTGAGTTGAGGAAGTGGCAGTATCACCTGTATCCATATCCGCTAAAACAGATCCTCCACAAGTAGTAATAGAAGCTGAAATATCCTTTATTGCAAATGGATTAACAGTAGCTGTTAAATACGTTCTGTTTGACGTTACAATTCTAAAATATGCAGTAGTATTCACAGCAGCAGCCGCACTTGCCGTTACAAAGCTGCTTAGATTGTATTTCCCAGTCACGGGAGCGGTAAAAGTTGTAGAAGAAAAATTACTAGCATTGTCAAATACTTCTGTATTCCAAGCTATGACGTAGTCTGTGCCGTCACCTGTAACGTTCGCAATTCCTGCGGTCAAAACAGCCAAAAAAGCTGGTTGCAGAGGCCATGTTGTCGCTCCTGCTACAGTGGAGATCATTACGTCAGTAGTGCCGAGGGCATTAGAAGCGGAGAGTTTATACGAATCGGATGCGCTGTTGTCTATTCCGTGAGACCAATTCTGAGTAGCAGCAATATTATAGGTGATGAAGGGATCTCCAGAATTAGCCCCACCAACTGAGCCTACAACAATTCCAATAATGGCATTAGAGGCCGTGTTTGTATTATCGGTGTTCCTTACCTCTAGCTCTACAAATCCGCCTATTGTTTCTTTTTGCACACCAACAGCCGTATCTACTACTGTAACCGCATCCCCTACTCTTAACTTATTAGGAAGAGTGACAATGCCGGCTGTTGTAGATTGCAGCCAATTTGATGTGCCAAGAACTGTAGAAGAGGCAATAGCAAACCCATCGGATGCGCTATTGTCTACACCAAGGGACCAGCTAGTAACTCCTGCAACAGTATATGTACTGAAAGCATCACCCGCACTTGCTCCTGCAACAGAGGCAACGTACTGCGCTTGAGAAGATGCTGTGTTTGACGTGTTTATAACAGTCAGGGTCTCTGTATCCCCAGATGTAACACTCTGAAAATTAAAATCTCCTGTGAAAGGAGACTCCATATCAAAAGTTAATATATTAGTTCCGCCTACAGTAGCAATGCCATTTCCTCCAGTCATTGCAACCAGACCATTGACATTTGGGACCACAGGGGATGTCCCGCTATCAGGGGTAAAGGAGTCTATAGCGACACCACCACCGGATAAGGCAATCGAGATACTATTAGGACCATTTGTGATAGCTACTCCCACTCCAGCGGTCAAAGTTGCTGCGGAAGGTACTCCAGCTGTTGACCCTATGATAAGCTGCCCGTCTGTAGCTAGCGCAGTCAGTGCAGGCACGCCCGTAGCATTTGTTGTCAGTACTGCTCTATTAGCAGTTGCAAGGCCTGTTACTGTGTTTGTTGCACTAGAATAGAGTAATTGGTTAATAGTTGTTGTAAGAGGATAAGTAGCTGTTGAAAAAGCTGGGTCCGCTGATG